TTCGTCGTACGCCTCTCTATACGCCTCTCTATACGCTTGCTCACGGGCCGTAGATCCCGGCGCCCCAAACAGACTACCAAAAATACCCATCGTCTCATCCTCCATAGCTCTTCCCCACTTCTGACTCGCAGTTGACCGGCAAGCCGGGCGCCCATTTCGGCGGCGTGCGCATGCACTGCTCGATATACTCCCGAGCCTCGTCGACCTCGTCCTCGGGGACACAGGATACGATACTGTCGTGCACAGTCAAGACCACGCGGTAGCGTTTAGCTATTTTTAAGAGCTGTTCGGCGACTACACAGCGTGCTAGTCCCTGCACTACATTTTCCACAACTTTGCCGCCGTATATACGACTAGGACCGTTTCTGGTCTGGTATGTGTACTCATAGCCCCTGTCGCTCTGCTCCGCAACGAGACCACGGTACCCAATGGTCAGACCGGACGGGAGCACAATGCCGGGCACTGCAGGGTCTACCTCGATAACGCCGGGTATGCCGACCGCATACTTGTCACCGTGCACCATACCCTTCACGGCCTGCTGCGCCTGCTTCCAGAGCCCCGAGATAGCACTGTTTGCGTAGCGGTAGATGTCGATGATGCGACGGGCCTCGTCCTCGTCGATCTCATGCCCGAAGTTCTTAAGCTGAGCGGCGAACTTAGGCCCACCCATACCGTAGCCTGCACCGAGGATCGTGGTCTTGCCAACAAACCGCTGCTCTTTGGTCACGTCTTCTTCGGCGACGCCGTAGATCTTCGCGGCCATCTGGATGTACACGTCGTCGCCATTGGCGAAAGCCATGACCAGATCATCTTGTCCAGCCAACCAAGCCAGCACCCGGGCTTCGATCTGTGAGGAGTCGCAGTCAATCAGCATGTGACCTTCGGGCGCCCGGATAGCCTTCTTCAGCTTCTTGGCGTTGGGGCCACGGCTGGGCAGGTTCTGCAGGTTGATCTTGTCGGACCCACCCCACCTCCCCGTGTGGGCAGCGTAGTAGCGCAGCGGGATCGGCAGCTTACCCCGCCCGGCGATCGCCATGAACCGCTCAGTCCGGGTCTCCTCCAGCGTTGACTTGTTGCCCAGACGGGCTGCCACCAGCGTCTGCACGTGGGGGTTCTCGTGCTCCTCCAGCTCCTTCATCGCCGGGTCGGTCTTGGCGAAGGCATAGGTCAGCTTGCCCGTGGTAGGGCTCACCTTCATCGGCGGGTCGATACCGAGCCGCTCCAGCAGGTCCGCGAACTTGTTGTTCGACATCAGGTCTTTCTTATCGGCGACGCCGGCCGCGTCCAGCAGCTCCTGCTTGCGTCGTTGTGTTGACAGCAGGTGCCCCTCCAGCAGCTCCAGATCCAGCTCAAGCTCAGGTTCGGTGAACATACGCAGCGTCTTGTCGATCAGCTGAAGTTCCCGCTTCGGGAAACCCTGCTCCATCATGCTCTGGAAGAGGGCGAGGCAGAGATCGACATCGTGCTTGCAGTATTCGCCGTAGTCGGCCAGCTGCTCGGGGGAGAAGTCTGATCGGCGCAGCCCCATGGCGTTCTGCACCTCGGTGCCCTTGTCGGGCAGCCCGTACTGTTTGGCGAGCGCAGCGAGGCTGTGGCGCTGGTCGACGCCGTGCCACGCCCGGGACATAGACAGTGTATCCAGCAGCAGCTTCGGGCGGATGCCAAACCGCCACGACAGGATCGCCCCGTCAAACATCATGTTGTGGGCCAGCACGGCTTTATCTTGCAGCTGCAGGCTGTCGAGGTACCGCTGGATCTCTTCGTGGGTGCCGGACACCCACTCCACGGGTTCGTCTGTATGCTTAGCGCATACACCGATCACCTCAAACTGGGGGTCGCGGATGTATTCCTCTGTCGTAAGTTTCGACAGACTGAACTCGCGGGAGTAAAAAGTTTCCATGTCTAATACGACTAGATCCATCACTTTTCCCCCCACGTCTCCACCAACCGCTGCAGGTGGTGGATCGCCTTCTTGATATCCTCGTCGCCACCCTTCTGCCGCTCACGCGCGAGGTAGGCGATCGCCACGGCTTTGTGGTACCCACGGTACTCCTCCGGGGTCAGCCACGCCTCCATCGCTTCCCATGGCTGGACCGCCATCTCGCGGTAGTGGTCACCCCCCACTTGCCCGGCGAGGGCGCTGCTGGGCTCGCTGAGGTTCAGGCGGCCGCCCCTCCAGATGTGGTCCGGGGTTCCGATCTTGTTGAGCAGCGTCCCGACAAACTCCGCCTCGACACCGCAGGCGTCGGCTATCATCTCCACGGTGGCCCATCGGTTGTGCAGGATATAGGTCCATACGCGCTGTTCTTTGTCGTTCATTGTAATCTCTCCTTTAGTTGTGTGCGGCGCGCCGTGAATGTGGCGCATTCGGTAGCCGTCCCCACCGTCCAGTGTTACCTTCTCAGTGTGATGGTTATGGCGCGCCGCGCGGCTAAACTCGCTCGGTCCAACGCCGGGGTCAAGGGGACGGCCCCGGCCGAAGCCGGGGCCGGGAGACAACACCTGTCTCTCAACAGGTCATTCATAAGGGTTGCAGAGTCTCCTTTCTGTTCTGGGGCGTGGGAATTGCAGGCCGCAGCAGCCCCAAAGCTGCGGCCCACGGGTGATCTGTGGGCTTGACGCCGCTCGACGACAATCGCATGTTCGCGCCGCATCGGCAAACGCATAGGGGTAGGAATGTTACAAGACACAGACGCTTACGCACAGGCACTGGCCGCCGCCGCTGCGCGTGAGAACGCAGCAGCACGCAAAGCAGGCTTCATCGGCCTCGGGGGCAACCCTCACAAGAAACGCCCCGACGCAGCAGAACAACACATCGAGCGCGCTAAGGGTCAAGTGCTTGACCTGCTCGCGAAAGAACCTCTGTCCAGCACAGACATGATGCCCCGGGTCACCGGCAACAAACACCTAGTCACTACAGCCCTGAACGCGCTTATTGTCGAGGGCAGGATTACGCGGGATAATCACCGCACCGGCCAGAAAATCTTGTACCGGTTGGCGGGTTAGTCACTCCACTTCTGCGCGGATGGCGGCTTCAAGTTCTGCGTTTGTGCTGGCCCATAGTTTGCGGACAATTTCAGCCGCCCGCAGCACCCCCCGCTTCTCTCCCCGCTTTTCCGCTTCGGCCAGCATAGCCTCTAGCGCGGGCGTCGTCGGGGCATGTAGGTCGGTCAAATTCACCCCATCCAGCAGTATCGCCGTTTAAGTGATAACCAGCTACGCCGGTGCTTTCCCCAACCAGCCCGTCATACCAGTCGATTACAGCCGCCACCCGTGCATCCGCTTCGGCGCGGGGGATCATGTCAGTCATCGGTGTTCTCCTTACTGACGCCAGCGCGGAGCGCCAGCTTCTTGTCTTGGCGTTTCGTCCAAGAGGCGCTGCATTTCCATGCGATCACTTTCGTTCTGGCAAATCCATCGCGCGACATCTGCCCACGAATGTTCCGGGCCAAATGTGACCAGTTCATCGCCGTTTTCGTCGTGATCTATGCGCGGCGGGGTTTTTATCTCAGGCATCACCCCCACCCCTTGTTCATCATGCGGCGGTACGCCTCGTGGCCGTGGCGTGAGATGCCGTCGCCGAAGCGCTCATAGCCCAGCCCGCGCCGGTGAACCTCGGCGAGGATCATGGTGTAAAAGTCCTTGTCTGATAGGGACCGGATCGCCTCGGCGGGCGTCACGGGCTGGACCGGCTTGACGAACGGGTTTGTGATATCGGGGACACGGGCTTTCGCTACGGCGCGTATCGCATGCAGATGCGTGGTCATGTCTTGCAGAATACGTTTTGTGTTGGGGGTCATTTCTTGTTCCTCAAAATGGGGGCTGCTCGCCCGGGTAGCTGGGCCGCCATGCGACTGGCAGCGGTGCAGGGGGTGGTTGCGTCGGCTGGGGTCTTACGACGCCCAGCCTAGCAAGTTCAGCCTCAAGCTCTGGAGGCAGGGTAGTTACGCCGTGCGCCACACGCGCACGCCGATAACGCCATCTTCTTTCACGGTGCGCATCTCGAACGCCATGTCCGGGTGCCGCTTGCGTGCACCGGTCACCGTGCCGCCGAAGTTCTTGCCGTCCCGGCCAGCGACAAAGAAACTGTCGCCGACATCCATATCCTCGAACGGGTACTTAGACCGACGGCCGAGCTGAGTGCGCGGGGGGATCGGGATACCTGCCTCGACAACGATCTCGTCACCGCCGTCCTCGTCGTCGTAGTCTTCGTAGTCGTTATACCCCATGGGTAATCCTTTCTTAGTTTAGATACGCTGTATGCGTAACGCATACTTGCTATACGGTATTTCTGGGGAGGTCAAGCGATGTATAGACTATTCATCGCCTAAAAACTGCGCGACGCTGACACCCCACAGGGTCTCTCTCGGCGCCGAGTCCATACCTACCCAGATGTCGCTACGTGCAATAGTGCCGTCACGGTTCATGGATTTCAGGCGCGACCGGGCTACGCGCAGGGGGACATCGAGGTGCGCAGCGACTTCTGCCGTTGTCAGAGGGTCAGCGTGCAAAGCCGACACAACCTGTTCGTCGGACACGCGGTCCCACATAGCTTCGTCCGGTGCACCCTCGGTGTGGACATGCACCGCGAACCACTCGACATCGGTGTCATGGGTGTTAGGCACAACAGATACCTGCACGGTATCCCCGATGCGGAGACCCGTCGAGACGGCCGCAATGGCTGGAATGAATACCTCCTCGGCGCTTTCGGTGCGGCCGAATGTTGTGCCTGTGGGCAGTTGATTCACGATGCGGACTGTCCGGATCTCCGGCTCAAATCGCTGGCGTCTAGCGGTGTGCATTTAGGTCTCCTGTGTTTCTTGTGGCGACTCGAGAATCGCGAGCGCGATGTACACGTCGCCTATGTTGTCTTCGTTTATGACGAGGGCGATACCGCCCGCGTCTTTGATCTGTGTGAGGTTGCGCTCTTGCAGCTTGGTCGGCTTGTTCTTACCGGCCTTGCATTCGATACCGATAAATCGACCACGGTGGCAAGCGATGATGTCGGGGACTCCGGACCCGCCGTAACCCCCCGTCACGGGGTAGAAGTAGTACACCCCGTGCTCTTTGAGCAGCTTCACGACCTTGGCTTTGACTTTCGCTTCGGGCGTTGCGGCCATTACTTCACCACCCAGTAA